CTCAAAAGAGGCTTATAAGAGTAAGTTTGAACAAGCTTCCGATCTTCTTTCACTCCATGAAGTGAAATTCAACTGCGCTGGTGGAACCTGTCACAAACTAGTACCACCGCTAAAAGAAATTGCTTATCTTAAGATGATAAGGATCAAACGTGCCGCTAAATATCAACTGTTGGAAAACTCTGACTTCAATCAAGCATCTCTTTTGGGCAATCCCGCTCAGAAAGAGATAATTTCGAAGTTAGATCATTCTAATGTTGATCCGCAACTCCGACATCGCCACAGATGTGGCAATTGCAATGGAGAGTTTGTCCACAAACATGATGATCGTTCGCCACATTTGTGGCAATGTTCATCATGCTTGCGAGACGAGCTTCCCCCAAGCAATCGCTATATCCATGGCGGTGTTCCGTTAACAATCCCTGATGCAAATGAGGTACGTGTATATCATGATCTTTTGCCCGAAGATTATGATTACACTTACCCAGGAGAATCAGAGGAGGTTCGAGATAAACTCAACAAAATGTTCGAGGACCTGGCTTGGGACAAGTTAACTTCAGTGTTCACTGTTCCAATCGCGTTCGATAATTTTTCGACAGGATGTAAAGACGAAACTAGCTGGAGTGATATGGCTTCTCAGCAGACAACATCTACTTTGAAGTTTTTCGCTATAGTTATTGGCGTCTACACCGTCATCAGGAGCGTTCAAGCTCTCCTGTCGAAGAAAACGAATGAGAAAGTGTGTTTCTCCGCACAATCTCCATTCCCCGAACATTACACCCGAGCTCCAGCACGACAAAAGAGGCAATATACCTCCGGTACTCGTGCTCGAGCTCAGGGCCCTGCTAAATTTTCTTTCGAAATTGCAGGAGTTTCTCATTTGGCCACTCCCATCAAAGGGCGAACGTTTATGACGTACCATCACGCCTTCTTTGATAGTGACTGTAATATTGTCCCTAAAGGTCAAAAAATGAGAATCCTTTACAATGGAGCTGAAGCTTTCGTGGATTTCGAACCCGAATCTCTACGAGCTGACGTACAGGCTGACATCGCCTTTTACGAGCTCCCTTTCGAAACAAAATTAAACTCCTTCCCTGACATCATCAAGAAATTTTGGTCTAGTCATGATGCAACACAATTTATGAAAGGAACAGCCCAATTGATCGGACATGACTCAATCTATGTCCAAGTCAATAAGGTTTCCAATCGTAATTATGCGCATTCTGGAAAGAACATCATTACTTCAATGAAAACAGCCCTCACATACCCTTATCCTACAAGAAAAGGTGACTGTGGGACGTTGTTAATGTCAACAGGAGTTCATGCACCTGGTAAAATCATGGGAATGCATGTAGCAGGAGGAACGCAAGAAGCCGGCTCATTTTTCGGTCTCGCTGTCATCATCACTATGGAGGATGTTATGGATGCATTTGCCATAGATGACTACGAGACTGAGAGTGTCGACTTTATCTCACAAGGACCAGATTGTCCATTTTATGGACCTAATCTAGATGTTGCTGAAGAAATTCCAAATTCGGAAGTGGTTCACTTGAATCGCAAAACGAAATTGAAACCATCAGGAATTTCCGCATCTCTAGATTGGGTCCCTGAAAAGGAACTGCCAATCTTGTCCAAGTTTGATGAGCGTTCTCTGGGAGAGGACCCTCTTCTCAACATGCTGAATGATACATTGAGCGTCACTCCACCTCCAGTAGATGATGCTCTTGTAGACATGGTATACGAGACAATGGAAAAGTTTTACCGCTCGAAATTGTCTTGGCCTGTTGAGAAGAGAAGATTGACCTTTGTAGAAGCATGTGCTGGAATTCCAGGCGTACTTGCTTCTCTAAAGGTCAATACTTCTTCCGGATACCCTATGTGCAAGGTTGTCCGGCAGAAGGGGAAACGTGATTTCTTCTGGTTTGATGAAAAAGGTGATTTTAATTATGAACCTTCTTTCAGAAAGCTAGTTGAAGAATTTGTTTCTGTCTGTGAACGAGGTAATATCGATGAGGGGCGCTTTTTAGTGTTTCTTAAAGATGAACTGGCTTCGCAGTCGAAGATCAAAGGTCGGAAATGCCGAGTTATATTTGCCGGCGACATCGTCGCAAATGTAGCTTATCGCATGATATTCGGCTCAATGCTCGCAGCATTTAATTCTTCCTATACGAATACACCATCCGCCATTGGGTTAAACCAATATTCTCACGACATGCATGTTATTTATAACTATGTCTCTGAGGTAGGCGATAATTTCGTTGCAGGAGATTTCAAGAACTTCGACAAGCTACCCATCCAAAATTTTTGGAAGGAGCTTATCGAATGCTGATGAACATAGCTGATGATCTGGCTAATGATACCTTTAAAAACAATTTCACCCAACATCAACGTTTCTCACCCTGTCAAGTCATGGACTGGAAGCTCTACCTGAAAAGTACCCACTATTCAGGCTGCTTCTTTACCACTATTGTGAACAACCTTGTCAATGAAGGTTATTTGCGATATGTGTTTGCTAAAAACAGTCCACAACACCGTTTCGACAAAGAGGTACGTGCAAAGTGCCTTGGGGACGATCATATCTACAGCTTTTCTGACCAGGTGAAAGATCTCTACACTCCCATCAAGTTAGGAGAATATTTTACCGAACTCGGACAAGTTTACACCAGCGATGATAAGGAAGCTGTATTGACTGATGATTTCCGCAAATTCGACCAAATCACTTTCTTGGGTGCCCACCCAACACTCTGGTTTGGTCAGTATGCAGGAGCTCTTAGAAAATCAACACTTCTTGAAGCCCCCCACTGGACCCGAAACAATGACGCGACACTGCTAGATGAAAACGAGTCGATGATGGAAATGGCGTCCCTTTGGGGAACCGAATTCTACGAAGAGTATTGTAGCAAAATCAATGATGCTCTAGAAGAAAATGGTTACCCTAAGTTCGTTATGCCGGCTTGTAATCAAATGGCAAAAACCGTATGCGTGAGAACTGCAGCTTCCGGAACTACATGGCCTTTTGGCTTTGTGGCTCAGGGACCTCCCCAAAACTCACTTGTTAAACTGAATGAGGACGTCATCGTCAGCCGAGAACCTATTGGAAATTCTAATGGTGCTTTTAAGCTAGCGAAGAAAGGTCTTAATGAAGAACAAATGAACTTGAGCTTTGGAACAGAATCACGCGTATTCAGGGAAGAACGAAGATGGACAACAGCGATGATGCAAGGAGCAGTCATATTGTCAGAAAGTGTACCGTTTGGATTACTCTCATTAGGTGATTCAGACAATTTGCAAAATATGCCATTTGACCGCTTCAATTACTGGCAAGGAGATGTAGAAGTACAAATCCAAGTTAACGGAACTCAATTTCAACAGGGTTTGTTAGGAGCGTATTTTGTTCCTTTAGCCGATTATGACGTTGAAGAATCTAACATCTATACTCTTGACCCTGTCTTGCTAAGCCCTGGAGAAAGCTCGACTGGCATTTTGAAGATTCCTTTTAGGTATTTTAGAAATGTCATGAACACCCGAGCACGAGCCACCGAATCATTGGGAACAGTCAAAATCAATGTCTTATCGCCACTTCTTGCAGTAGAACTGACCGAGATAACGATTTCGATTACAACATCATTCCCAAACAGTAAATTCACCATCCCCCGCAATCTGGACCATGTAGTACGTGAACGAAAGTTTTACAAAGTTACTAGTTCTGATGAGATCAGGCGCATCTTGCAAAAACGCGACAAAGTTAACTATGTCGCACAGGGTGCAAATCAGTCATCAACAATTACTAATTCGTATACTAACGTTAGCGGAACCATGCCAGTGCAGGATATCAACAACTCCAACACACCATCGTTGGGTCAAGAAGTTGACATCGCTGCAGACCTTGCTATCCCAATGCCTCTGGACAACCCCCCCCTTTGTTCTGGAGGCATTCCTATCGTTCCTTCCTTTCCTGGAATGTCTGTCTCGCATGGAGTTCGACCAACAACCGACATGCAGCTAATGCCAGCAGCATTGAGCAGACAACAGATGGAGATTTTCAATCCCGCTGAAACGAAAATTCAGTCCCTGTTGAGCAAGTCATGCCTCTTGAGAGATTTCACTCTCACAAACACCGAGGTTACTGACACAGAATTATATTCTACTCAGCTCAACACACGTTTTGGACTCGCTGAAGGTGATAACATCCCATTGAATGTTGCTGTATTGAACCAGTTTATGTTCTGGAGGAGCGATATCGAATTCACCATCATGGCTGTAAAGACGAAATTCCACTCTACGCGTTTACAGGGAATAGTCGCTTATGG